GGATACACCCAACCACAAAACGAAAACCCGGCTGCATCAGTAGGGTCAAAAAATTGGGTTATTCTTAGCTCATCAGAAGTGCCTGTTTGGAAGTACGAACCGAAATTTGGCTTCTTCCAAGGCTTGCGGATTACTGCGGGGCCGAGGATGGATGGTTCTTTGGCAGCAATAAAAACAAGGGCGGCCATCCCCCCACCATCATTTGTAGCTATATCCCACGCAGCAATTTCAGAGCCGCCGCCAATAATTATCCGATCTTGGAGTTGAACCTTGCTGCCGATTTCTTCTCTTTCTGTTTCACCGTTATCAGGTGTGTAAGCTCTGCCGTTAAAAGTCCATGCCGCAGAAATCATTATCGAAGGCTGGGGAACATCTGTTGGTGGCGTGGATATCGTCGAGTCACCAGTATAATTTTTAGTCGCGACAGAAGGGTTTAGTAGAGAAGTCCCAAGCCCCTCATACTCAGCAATGATCCATCGGACGGTTCCCGATTTATCAAAAGTAATTGTTACTTCTGTATCTCCAGCATGTACGCCTTCCTTGTAAGCCACAAAGAAAGTGCCTTCACCGGCATCTGCTGATTCCAAAGCAACCGCAACCGTATACCCACCGGCATTTAGGTCATCAACAAGACTGCTCAGATCAGTTGCATCAGGAGGTGCGCCGCCCCACCGAGCAACAACTATAATCGTACTCCCGCCCTTAACGTCAGTAAGGGTTAGGGAATCAGTTGATACAGTTCCGGCATCAACGCCTGTGCTTTGAACATACCCGAATCCCATCACGCCTCTCCCGACGCAATGTTACGCGCTACCGTGTGACCACAATCGGTAGTACAGGGTTGCACCCGATGCTGCCAAGGCAACATTGGTTCGATTCCTCACGCCGACCTTGAACTTGCCCGGAGGCACTTCCACATCACGCAATGACTGATTCACCGCAGCAGTCATTGATGCGACCGTGAACCCACCGACGAAGTGGTTGTTATGCTCTTGCAGATCAATGATCCCATCAGCAGTCCAATCAGGATAAGTGTCACCCTGACCAGCGGGGAGAATGTATTCCTCCACTGCTGCGTCCGCACCGTTGTGAGCGGCCGAGCCAAGCACCAGATTGAAGTCAGCAAAGATCGCTTTGCCCAACGTGGTGTTGTTCAACTCATCCGAGAGATCAGCCCACTCATCGTCAGCCAGACTCACCAATGTGCGAGTGCCGCTGAAAGAAACAGCAGTCCAATCAGTGATCCATTTCTTTACAACGTCTGTCATGGCGCATCCCTCCGAGCCAGTTGAATGTGTCCGAGATTAAGACCGGAAAAGCCCAACACCGCAGCGCGTGACTTGGTGGTTGAGATCAACGCACCGAGCGCCGCAATGGTAAGCGGCGAGCCACCACCCGCAAAGGCAGCTTCGAGATATGCCCGCGCCTTTGTACCGGATCGAATATCCACTTGCCCCGTACCGGCGGCAACCTGAAACACTCTCGCGATCCCGCGCAAATCAGCAGCGTCAATCAGCGCAGCTTCCTCGCCTTCGTCAATCGCTTCGAGCAGTTCTTCAATGCCCACCGACTCACGATCCACAACCTGATTCTCCGCTGTCAGCAGAACGTAGTCGGCAATCGCTGCCGCCTCATCATGCCAAAGCGCCGGAGGTGCGGAGTAACCCAACACCTCCGGGTCAGTTGTGAGTTCGGCACCAAGGGCAACTATAAATGATACACCCATGATCCTCTCCCCTTACGTGTCAGCGCCGTTGTGTGATCCAACCCGAATGCGAACCGTCAGATTCAGGAAGTCCGAATCAGCCAGCACCGTTGAAAGACCTTCAACGATATTGATGACCGTACCCGATCCTGATGTTTGATGATTACACATCGCCGCCTGTTGCAGATCGTCCGATGAAACACCATCCGCAGCGCCGCCCCACGTAGCTTGAATGTAAGCCCACTCGCGAGACTGCTGAACCACCGCACCGGGTTTTCGTCCACCAACCACTTCACCAAACTCGGAACTCACCAATGTTGGAGACGTTAGCCACGATCCGATCGCAATCCAACCCGCTTTCGAGTTCGTGTCCAGAACCAATCGATCGGCGATCAGGTTCAACCCGTTACCGGTTACGATGTTCTCAAGCGTCTTCTCCTCAACGTCGCCGTTCGCACGGACAACCTTTACATCCCAATACCCTTTGATGGGAATCTCCGAGCCGCCGATTGACGCACGTTGCAGACCCACACCTCCAAGGATTACATCAAAAATGTCGCGTTTCATATCCCTTCACCTTTTCGTCGATTAACCTGTTAGAAAATTTCTTCAAATGATCTGCTGAGAGAAACTTGCAGTTGATTTCCTTTTCATTTGAGAGGTTCACGCCACCGTTCAATCTGCTCACACCAGTGCGAATACCGAAAGTAAGATCGGCCCCCAACACTTCGGCGAGCAAACTGTAGTAGCGCATAGAGTCCTCGATCATTCTCACCTGATCAGTTTCAAGCAACTCCTCCCAAATACCAATGGCTTCGCGAGCCGCTTCCTGCATTTCAGGAATAATCTTTCCGCCGGATTCCTCCAAGTGGAATTGACAAGCATGGGCAACGTCCCTGATCCACAAGAACTTGCCCAGAATCCTGTCAGGATACTTTTCTCGATCACGTTTCATCAACGGGAAGTTCCGATCGAACCTGCCGCGACGAATACGTTCTGTCATGTACCCGTTATGCGAAAAGATTGGCGAGTGCTGGATGAACGCTTTGCCAATCCCTTCGTTCATTTCTGTTTCAGGATGCTCATGGACCAAGCCGAAGAACTGAATGCCAGCCCTGTTGCGGAACAGCCTGACAGGGTGGTCCGTACTCAGAACTTCCAACGGCTGAATCGAGAAGTGAGTCTGCGGAAGCGGATACCCTTTGAACTGATTACCCCGCAACAGCTTCACGACCGACTGCGGATCGACGACCTCCTCATCCGAATCGAACCACATGATCCAGTCACCTGCCGCATCCTCGATCGAATCATTGCGCGCCGCATCGAACCCCTGCTCCACAGGCGACACAATATCGATCGTTTTCACAACGGGCCACAGTGGGGTGTCTTCGATGAACTCGCCGATCACCTGCCGTGTCCTGTCAGTGGTCTTCTCATCGATCGCCACAATGACCTCATCCACATACCCAGAAATGCTATCCAGCGCCTTCCTAAGCGTCCCTGCTGCGTCTTTCGCTATCATGCAAAGGGATAGGGTCTGTCGTGGATAGATCGTCTCGAATTTGCGCCCGTAGTCGATCTGTCCGGTCATGTGGCAAGCATCGTCAGAGACGAATGTGGTCACGTACTGTCCCACCACATCGCCGCCCGGATTGGTGCCGCTTGGAGTCGCCACAATGTTGAACTTCGGATGGTGAGAAAACAGATCGTGCAGGTCAGCCCGTTCGAAGTGATGCAGATGGAATCGGGTTGGATGGTCTTTCGCGTAACTCATCTCCTCCCACGGTCCATAGGGTGTCGTGATAATGAACGTCGCTTCCGGTTTCACAAGCTGCCTGAGTTCCGTCATCAGCTTGTGCGGATCGCGAACGTGTTCAAGAACCTCTGCCGCAATAACCGCATCGGCTTCTAATGCAGGGTTTCCGCTTTTGATGACCTCATCTGCCGTGCCAACTCGCCACGATACGTTGTGAACCTTGTCTTCTTCTGCCCACTTGATCGCTTCCTCGATCGCTCTTGGAGATATGTCGATGCCCATGAATTCGCATTCAGGGAATCGTTTAGCCAGTGCAATAGTGTAGTGACCATGCGCGCACCCGTAGTCAACAACCAATGAAGGGGAAGAAAGATCAGCAACAGCAGAAGCGATGCACTCAAAGCGTGGAGAACCAATAACATTTTCCCGACCCGCTTTCTGAAAGTCTCCATCGTAGAACTTGTTGGTTCCGACACGATAATGCTCCTTGTAAACTTCATCGTCATTTGCGAATGCGTAGCACTCATCCAGTTCATCGAAGCAGCGATCGAGAATCAAATCGTCAACCGTAGCTATTGACCCTCTGAGTTCATGCTTCTCCGCGTAAACCTCTGCGGCGATGATGTCACTGCACCGGATCAGGTCTTTCAGGATCGTGACCTTATTCGACTGCACCTTTTCGAAAGCCTTCGCGATAATCTCCTCGACCTGTATTGCGGTGTTCTCCCATGTGTACTTGTTGCTTGCCGCATGTTGTCGAACGATCATCGATTTGTATGAACCGGATTCAACATCGGTGTTTGCGATCACACGAACGAACTTTCCGACATCCGATTTTCCGTCCTTGTGCTTGATCAGGACGTTGCCCGCGCCTTTGCAGGTTTCCGGTAGTGCGGCGAATGCAGATGCAATCATCGGCAATCCGGCGTACATCGCTTCCATAGCGGTGATGCAAGACACCTCCTCGAACTCAGACGGGTACACCAGCAGATCGCATTCCATCTGCACCTGCGCTAACTGGTCTTTCGTCATGTGGTCAAGGTTCACGCAATTCGGCAACGCCTCGATGCTCGCTGACAGCTTGTCGTAGAAACCCTGCATTGCTGGAACATCGTGCTTGTATCCACACACGTACAGTTTCGCATTCGGCCGCTTCGTCAGAAGTTGCTCCATGATGCCGTTGGGGCAGACAAGGTTCTCAAGCCCGCGCTCCGGTCTGGACTGATACAGCAATGACAACTCACCATCGGCAGGATCGAATGCGTCCGGCGTATCGCCTGTGCGTTCTGCATACAGTGAACCGTCAACGCCATTCGTGATCGGCGTGATGATGTCAGAATCAAGCTCCCACGATTCGATGATCTGCTGCTTATGGAATTCCGATACTGTCATCACCTGATCCACATTCCACATGGTCGATGTGATTGCTGGCTGGTTTCGCCGCAGAGCGATGTCATGCAGCCATAGCAGGTTCATCTTGCTTGCGTACCGATGCTGGTACGACAGGGGATGACGCTGGCTGATGTTCACATCATGCGGGGTGTTGATGCAGTAAAAATGATAGCGAACACCCATTGGATGCTCTTGGGTCTGGTCGCCCATGTAGCAATAACGGACACCATCGAATTCACCTTCGTTCATCGACTTGGTAAAAATAGAAACTTTGTGTCCGTTCTTCACTAGATTTTTCGCAAGGTAATAGGCGGCGCTTTCGCTACCGCCCAATGACCTTTCGCGAATCGTTTCACCGTCGAAGGGTATGCCGCCACAATGTAGCACGATAAACATGATTCAATTCTCCTCTACTTGCCTTTGGGTTTCGGTTTTGTTTTCTGCTTCGGTTCCGGTTTTGACTTCACTGGTACGTGTGACATTTTGACTCTCCTTGCTGGTCTTCTTCAAATTGATGCCGACACGGAAGAATGATCTCGACCGTCCGCCACCACCTAGTCTTGCGTGTGCCATACCCTGCTCCGGTCAGCTAGCGTCTCTTTCTTTGCGAGTGCCACCGTCTTGCTTGGTCGGTGAACCCTTCAAGAGTCGGCGCTTGATCGTCTTGCGATTGCCGATCGCAACAAATCCGACGATGACTACAACAAGAATAACGTAACTCCAATCCATAACTTTTAATCCTTAAAGGATAGTGAGACGGGCAGAATCACCAGACGCAAATGTGGTGATTCCCGACAAGGAGGTCATGCCCGCCCCACTTCCAAGTTCTTACGTTGAGCTATTCACGGAAACCAACATGAACGCATAATCCGCGCCAGTGATGACTTCATCCTGATAATAGCCCACCTCGATCTCCTCCGACTTTTTCTTCGGATCAAACGGATGTCGCTCGGCTGTCATGCTCGGTATGCCCGGAGCGTTCCAGCGGAAGGAGTACATAAAGCTTGGCTCCTCCGTGGTTGGCGAACTCGGCGCATAGTAACAAACAACATGATCGGCCCAAATCTTCGAGAGCGATTCTGCCTGTGCTTCGTTTGCCGTATCCTTGAACGAACCGCCGATAAGAATCTCATCGACTTCAAAGAGATCAGCGAACGCTGCGCGAGATGCAAATCCGCCACCGTTGTTGCTGCCGAAAATGATGTTTCGAACATCAGTTGAACGTCGCGCCGATCGCCATGAGTCAAGACCCATCACGATACGGTTTGGACGCTTGCCTGTCAGATCATGAGCGTTGTCGAGCGCGCCATTGAGATCACCGATGACATCAGCGTTCCCTGCACTCCACTCACTTCCGACTGCTGTTGAACTGCCCACATTGGATGTGTTCAGCACTTGAGCGGCAACCCGATTCTCCCAATCCAACTGCAACTTGCCGGTGATGAAACCGGTTCGTCCGTTGAGTAACTGATTGCGATAAGCGGCATCCATGTTCGCACGGTCTTCGAGGACAAGCGCATCTTTCAGAGCGTAGTTCTCAGCGAAGTATGTTCCGCTTGAGACGCTTCGTGTGATGACGTTAGCTTCGGTTCCCGGTGCGCGCTTGGTGTCTTCAACCAGGAGGACATCGCTGCGATTGAAAATCACGTACTTGTCTGACTGCTTCTGCACAGAGACAATTGGCGCGATCATATCCGCGATAAATCCGTCGGCTCGATAACCCATTGCGACGTTTGAAAGGTTCTGATCTGTATGAAGATCACGACCTGTTGCTGTACCCATGTCAAAATCTCCTTACGCGATCGGACCGGCGGTTGAGAAGTCGAACAGTCCCAGACCGAGATCGCCTGATGCAACTGTCGCCAACGCTTTGCCGACCGTGGCTCCATTCGAGGAGCCTTGAGAAACCATGAACCCTGACGTTGTTACCGTCATGTTCACACCCGCAGTGATCGCACCACCAGCCAGATACTTCATAATGCCTTTGTATCCGACTCGCAGGTACTCATTGTCATCAGGCTTGCTTTTGATCAAGCCAATTGCAGCAGCAGTCGCAGCGATTGTTCCCGCTACCACAACAGCCTTATGCAATCCGACAGACTGAAAATCTGCACCTGATTGAATGGTCACTGATTCGTACTTGTTTTCGACGCTCATCGGTCCACACCTCCGTCAGCGTTGAAAGCACCGTTGCTGTCCATGTACGCCTTCGCCAACTTCGGATTGGCAGACAGAGCCAATTCCTGTGCGTCGGTATATGACAGTGCCGGATGCTGAACCTGAATCTTCCGAGTCGCATTCACGACCTGAACATCCAATGTTTCGTTGCTCATGTCCTCGCTCTCCTCGGTCCGTGACATCGTGACTGATTTGCCGATGTCCTGATCTGCCTTGAATCCGACAGCCACTTTCAACTGTGACATATCGATTTCCAAAACAGCGTCATCCTTGTCAATCGAAAAGGTCTGAATAAGCCCTTCCCGTTGAGCCGGATTGATCGTCTTGCTGCGTACCGCTGCATCGAGGATATCGTTCGCCTCTTTGCGTGTTGCCGCGATCTTCGTTTTCTGATCCGCCGTATCACGGTCAGCTTTCGCTGATTTCAGAACTTCGTTTTCGTCCGAGAGTTTTTTGTTCTCAGTACGCAACTCAGTCTGTCCGTTTTCCAACTTCTCCAACGATTCACGCAGGGGTGCGGTAGCCGCATCAACGACTTCTTGCAACTCCTTCTTGTCCATGTCTGGACTCCTGTGTTGTGAGTTAAAGTTTCCTGCTTTGCTGAATACTACAAGCTGACCGTCCTCAAAGGAGGTTCGAGAGAGCGTGAGATCAGACAAGTCCGATAGACCACTGACCGCAGGTTGGTCAGCCCCTAGTAATGCAACGGCATCGAGGAACCAACTCTTGATTGCCTCACCGTTTAACTTGGCATTCTTCATGACTTCAACGCTCACCGTGCGGTAGCGTTTCGCATCAATGGCTTCCATTACCACTTCCGGTACGTGCGTGAAGTCTGCAAACAAATCTTTGCCCTTCCGATAGACTTTGTTGATCCAGCCGATCGCTGGCTGTCCATCGGTCATGTCCTGTTCTTCGTTGTGGCCGAATTTCAATGGGACATGATGCACATCACGCAGCTTGTCGAAATTCCGCACGATGTCATCAAGGTCTTTCTCGGTGAACTTCATTCCGTTCCATGTGCCGACCCGGAATATGTGTCTGCCTATCAAGTCCATTACATTCTCCTGAAACTCTGACTGAGCTTGCTCACCGCATCATCGCCTATGCTTGATCCAGCCCTCGATGACGCAGAGCCGTTCATTCTCAATGGCTTGTTCAGGGCAGCGCATGGTCGCTTGCCGGTGAGTCTTTCCCACCGCTCGATCCATGCACCGCTCTGTCTGTAGCTTGTTCTCATGACGATCCTATCCTGCCCCGTCGCGAACATTAACACCATCTGACAGGATTTTCGCCTTTGGGTCTTTCGGCGTTGCATCCCGGCACTCGACCACAAGACCGATCTTCGGCACCACATCGATGTCCACTGCTTCGCCCCTTGAGACAACAAACGTCCGCTGGTTTCCCGCTTTATCGATTAACTGAGCAGTGAGTTCCTGTGCAGCATCGCCCTTATCCACGTTCGAAATTCTGACTTTCATTAGCTGAATCCACTCTGCGGCTCAAGGGAAGGATCACGACTTTCCTTCCATGTGTCGTTCTCTGTCACCGCGATTAACAGCGAACGGCAATTGTAATGATTGGGTGGTCGGTACGATTCCCAATTGCTTGAAGCCGTGTCGAATATCCGCCCATCGAGGTGCGAGCAGATCGCCGTTGTGCGCGCATCGAGGATTGCCGAATACTCAAGCGCCTCCACAAAGCCGCCCAACAGTGGATCGGTGAAGTAGCTAAATCGAGCCTCATTCACCGCTTCGAAGTAGTTGGTCCGCACCACAGTCTCAAGTCGGTGCGGTGTCAGACCGGCACCCAATAGCGCCTCCTGAAACTCCTCCTCCGTCATCGAGGTAGCCGCCCACGCATCCTCCCACTTGACCACACCCTTGGTGGTGAGCATCAGGTAAATCGAGTCAACGATCTCCTGTGTGGTGCGCGAATACTTCAATCCGTTTGACAGGATGTTCCTGATCAGCGCCTCGATCTCTGCTGTCAGGTTGCCCGCGATCTGGAATGACTTGTTGTCGAAGTAGTCAGAAGCGATATCACCGAGTCGATCCATGTTGGCGCTGAACGGTTTCTTCTGAGCGGCGCTGATCTCATCCTGTGCATGGCGCTGCCCTGTCTGCCACCCTTTCTCAAGCGATTTGAATGTGACCGTCTTGACTCGATTCTTCTGGCTCGCGTTGATGCGAACCTTTTTGATGTCGTCTGCTGTACCAGCCGATGTGCCGACATCGTTCTCAGCGATGAACAGCACCATGCTGGCGACGATCTTTTCGATCGCCATACTCAGACGATCGATTGATGCCTGTATCTCAGTGGTGGATTGCCGGTCGATCACGGCAAAGCGCACTCGCTTCAATGCTCTTGTGAATGTAGCTTTCCAAGCAACCCGATCGCGAGCCGCATCCAACTGATCGGGGTTTTGGGCGTTAGCTTCGGGGTTCTGATCATCGGGTTTGCCACCCTGCTGATCGGGCTGCTCAGAAATAGGTTGACCAACTGCGGGCTGCCTACGTGGTAACGGCTCACCCTTCTCAGGCATATCTAGGAGTTTCCTGATGTGCGCTTCGTCGGTGTCTGATGGTTCGACAGTATCCTTACCCACCAATTCATTCCACAGGGTCAGCATCTCGATGATCTGATCGATGTTTAGTGGCTTGAAGCGGAACTTCGGATATTTCCCGTCAGCGAAGTTGACCTCACCAAGCTCACGGAATAGCTGTTCGTTCAATACTGATTCGAGCCTGACCGTATCTGACTCAAGCACCAGCATGAATGATTTGAATTGTGTTTGTGACTGGCTGAACGATCCGGTCTGTCCAGTGTGCGATATGCCCAACAGGTTCGGCACCAGCAGAGACTTCGCGATCGACAGATCATGGAACTGGATCGCGTCCCGGTACTCGGATGTCGAATTCGGCAGGATGTGTTCAAGCTCGATGCTCGATGGAAGCAGCACGGACGATGATGCTGACAGGCTGCCCAACACATTGAGGATTGCCGAGTACTCAGCAGAGCCGTTGACGATCGTGTGTCCGTCCTTGGCTCTTGCCACCCATACGCCACCAGCAGATCGTTCGAGGTAGATATTCCAGAACTTGATCGCCACATCCTTCGAGAACCATGAGCGGTACGCCTCCCTGAGTTCGGAGCCGCCATAGTGTTCATCGATGTCAGGGTTCTGCACGTAGTGGATCATCTTGTCGATCGGAATCTTTCGAACGTGACCGTCCATGTCCTGTTCGAGATTCAGGATGTTGCCGTACTCATCCACATTGAATCGGAACGTCTCATAGGGTTTCTTCTTGATCGAGGACAGCCCGACATAGGGTGAGCCTTCGAACTCGATCACCGAATGGACTTTCTCTGTCAGTGAGTATCCTTGCCAGACACCAGACATCACTGCATTCAGCGCATCGGTGAATGATCCCTTCATGGTGTCCAGTATGTTATCGAACAGCCGGACGCGCATTTCCTTCTCGCTGTCAGACACTTCGCTGGTGATGTCGTACTGGAAAAAGTATTCCCTGCCTGTGATCGCATCCCGGCGGAACCGCACAACAGCCTTCACCTGCTCATCGAACATCATTCGACTGTAGATGTCATGACCCTTTCTGGATCGCAGTCTGTCCGGGTCATACTTGTAGGCTGTCGATCCTGAGTTGAAAAGCGATTCGCTATAGGCGATCTCCTGATCGACTTTTATCTCCTTGACCGGCTCCCTTGGGGAAAGGAAGTTGGCTATGCGTTCACGATAGTCCGGCATCATAAGTCTCCGCTATTCCGGGTATGGCAATGAAATCATGATTCCCCATTGCGACCTCCGGTGATTGAGTTGCGAACTGCATAGCA